TGGTGGTTGTTATTGAAATGCAGTATTTTTAATATTTTTGTATTTTGTTTGTCTGCATATAAAAAATAAATATATTACGCAAAAAAGTATTTAGGCAGTTTTTCTATTAGTCTATATATACTAATTATGGCTAATGAAAAAAACTCCAAAAAACTCCAAAAATTCTTTTGTAAAATATGTGATTTTAAATGCTGTAATAAACAAGATTATACAAGACATTTATCAACGCTAAAACATAAACGACTAATAAATACTAATAAAAAAACTCCAAAAACTCCAAAAACTCCAAAAACTCCAAATGTATATATATGTGATTGTGGTAAAGAATACAAACATAGTTCTAGCTTATGTAAACATAAGGCAAAGTGTAAAGGTATTACACCGACTGAAAACGAAAATATTAGAATAGAAAAACAAGATAATGACCGTTATGAACTATTAACTAATACAATACTAGAATTAGTAAAAAAGAATGATGAATTAACAAGTAGTATTGTAGAAATATCGAAACAAATAGGTAACAATAATAACAATACTATAAACAGTAATAATAAGTTTAATCTCAATGTATTTTTGAATGAAAAGTGTAAAGATGCGATGTCACTAACCGACTTTGTAAAATCATTAGAAATATCTATGGAAGACTTTATCCAAACAGGAGAATTAGGATTTGTAGATGGATTATCTAGAGTAATGATAGAAAGAATAAACGATATGGATTTATATAACAGACCAATACACTGTACGGATTTAAAACGTGAAACTCTTTACATAAAAGATGCTGAAAAGTGGGAGAAAGATGCGAATAAAGAACAATTACGTAAGGCAGTCAAGGGCGTTGCATACAAGAATGATAGAATGCGTCCAATATGGTATAGCGAAACACCGGAAGTGGATGTGTTAGGGTCTGCAAATTGTGACAAATTTTTGAAATATTCACAGTCAGCATTGGGTGGTTGTGGAAAAGAAGAAACAAAATCATTTGAAGATAAGATAATGAAAAATATAATGAAACAAGTAACTATTGATAAAGAAGAAGAGGCAGTAAAATAACAAAATTGAATACATAATCTTTGAAGAATAGATAGCAAGATATAATGCAGGAGATTGAACTAGATAAAAACTATTACTTTGATCTTGTAGGACAAATACAGTTTGATTGTATTCCCGAAGAAGACTTATATATGTTATTTCGTGATGGGAGACATTGTGCTCCCTTAATAGAAAAATGGTTAACAAAGATGTTTCCGTTAATTCACGTTACAGGTAATAAAGACCACGATCATATTGATAACGAAAACAATCAATATGATGTAAAAAATTTTACAAAAAATGGATTAAAATTTATGCCTTCAAACCAGATAGGTGCTGGTAGAAGTTTTGATAAAGAAAAATCTCATGAAAAGGCGAAAAAGTTGATTTACATAATTTGTGATATTGTTGAATTTCCAAAATTAACTGTAAGGTTTATTGCAGGAGAAAAATTAATAGAAAAATATCCAAAATGCACTGTAAATATTCGTGAGCGTAATGTATTATTTGAATATCCTATTGAATTCAAAAATTAATTCTTGTTTGCTTATAGATCTGGGTCCAACTGTATTATTCTTGCAAGGATATTGTATATTTTGTATTTTTTCATAAAGATCGGGTATAGGTTCATTATTTGTAAATTTGATAAAATAATGTGATTGGATACTTTTTTCGTCAATTTTTCTATCTATTGTCCCTGCATTAACCCCAACCCGACGAAATGAAATATCTGGATTTTCTGTTTTTTTAACAAACATAAAATTAACTGGTTCTAATTTTTCTTTAACACTTCTATTTGTATTTTTCTTTTGCCATATTTGAAATACACAAGGGACATCGTGTTCTATACCATCAACTAAGAATGATTTATCGGGTAAATCAAATTCAAACAATAGATGAAAATTTAATGGAAAAGCCTTTTTTAAACTATCTTTTTTAAAACTTTTGGGTAAAATAAATGAAATACTATAACTGAACTGACAAGATATTTTAATAAATTTAATTGCTAATGACGATTGACGACCAAAAGGTGGGTTTCCAATGGTATGAATCTTATTATATTTACCTTTGACAGTGTCACTGTCGAATAATAAGTAGTCTAGTTTTGTAATTTCGTCATTTTCAGGTTCTAGATCGTAGAATTTGTAATTGTTAGAAATAGTTTTGATTGCATTAATAAAAGAGCCGTTTCCAGCACTAGGTTCAATAATTAAGTCATTATCGGTATTTATTGTAATGTGCTGTGTAAAATAATTCATACATAATTCAACAGCATCATTTTTTGTATAAAATTTATCAATAATGTTGCGCGTTAGACCTTTATTTTGTTTAGTTATGTTGTTATCCATTGATTTTCTATACGTTATAATAGGATATATATAATCAATTTTATACCTTTTTATACGAATATGTATACTGTCTATTTGTAAATACTAAGACTACGTGCACTGGAATCAGTAGCATCTACATATTTTGGCATCCAAAAGTAAGGTAAAATATGCGAAACACCAGGATAATGTTTTTCAAAAATGGTTCTATAGTAAAGTTGTTCTTTGGTTTGGGGATGTAAATGGTTAAAAACACGTTCATTGCTATCACTAATTTGTGTATCGACATAATCTTGTATAATTTCATATAAGGAACGAGTTTGTTTGGAAACGCCATCACTGAAAGCTTCTTTTCTTCTCCATAATACTTCGTTTGGAAGTAATGGTAAATTATTAGTATTTTTGAATTCTTCTTCAGAGAAAGCAGTGCGTAGCAGATATTTTTCCGGTTTATTATTTAAAGTATGAAAACGAATATTAGTAGGTATAGAAAGATAATAATTAACCCAAGATCTATCCAAGAAGGGAGTTCTAGGTTCTAATCCATGTGAAGAAATGCATTTATCTGAACGTAAAACATCAAATGTATGTATATATTTTAATAATCGTCTACACTCACGATCGAACTCAAATTCATCATTGGCTTTTCCCATATATAAATATCCACCCATGAGTTCATCAGAGCCATCACCATTGAAAATAACTTTAGCTTGGCTATTTTCAGAAATGTATTTTCCAATAAGCCAATTACCGATACTAGCTCTAATCGTGGTGGTATCAAAGCTTTCAATGCCTTGAATAACTTCAGGAATAGCGTTCAAAAACTGGCTTTCTGATAAGATAATTTCAGTGTGTTTCGTCCCCAAATGGTCGGCAACCTTACGTGCGTATTGTAAATCTTCAGCGCCCTCAAGACCAATACTGTAGGTTTCAAGTGTAGGCATTGAATTCTGAATACAATATTCATTAACAAGAGCAGTAATAATACTACTGTCTAATCCTCCAGATAACAAACAAGCAACGGGTCTATCAGTGGTTATACATCTTTTATTGACTGCATTAATTAAATAAGTTCGTATATACTTTAAAATTTTAGGAATGGTATAATTATCGTTTAATAGATTACTATAAAATCCGTGTGAATGATATTGAATACTCTTCCTATCTTTCCAATAACTTTCATTATTAGATGGCATAGTAAAAGACATACAAAGTCCGGGCTGAAATTGTTTAATGGTATAGTTAACATACTTGGTGAGTTTAGTGTTATTTCGTGTGGTTTTGAGGTCATTCTCAATATTAAGGTTTTTATGCAATTGAAAAAGAGATTTTAATTCACTAGCGAAACCATATATATGATATTTTGAAAATTTAATATCGTTAATCGGTTTCATCATATATAATGGTCTAACGCCATAAGGGTCACGAGCAATAAATATTTTAGAATCATTAGAAAAATGTTTGTCAATTAAGATAAATGAAAAGACACCGTCAAGTAAATTTAGAGTTTGTTCGATACCATAACGAATGTATAAATGAGAAATAACTTCACAATCAGAGTTGGTTTCGGGTGTAATATTCATAGTTTTAAATAATTCTTTATAATTATAGATTTCCCCATTACAAATAAGAACCGTATTTTGAATATGAATAGGTTGATGAGATTGTTCGTCAATACCATTAATAGCAAGTCTATGAAATCCGACGTGTGTATTGAGGAATTCTTGTGTTAAACTAGAAAATTCGGGACCTCTTCCCTTACCTTTATTGAAATTGTCTTGGATATCACTTACTTTGATAAAATTATGATTATTTAATAAAGTAAAAATACCACACATGTTAGTTGGAATATAGTATGAATAATAAATTGTCTTTATGTGAATAATTTAACTACATAATATATAAATAATGCAACGAGTAATTGATAATATTCCAAATAAAGAGAACAAAAACAAAGAAGTTCCTTTAGGTAAACAATTGAAATTAATACACCCTGAAGCTTTCACACCAAAAGAGTATAATTCATTTAAATCCGTATCTAAGGTAACTTTTCCTACTGTAATTACGTCAGATGTTGATTACTATAATAAGTATAATGTGTTGGTAGAAGATGAAAAAGAAAAAGGTAAGAAAAAAACTGAAGAAGAAGAAAGTGATGATGAAAGCATTGATGTAAATGAAATATTTAAACAAGATATAAATATGCTATTTATAGGTGCTTTATCTATAATAGGTTTATTCGTATTTTACAGAATGATACAGAAATCCCGTTAAAAAATACCAAGTTTGAATTTGGTATTTTTCATTTAGTTAGGTATTTTAGGTATTTTACAACTTGTCCTTCTTGGCTTTCTCTTTGGCTTCTAACTTGTCTTTCTTGGCTTTCTCTTTGGCTTCTAACTTGTCCTTCTTGGCTTTCTCTTTGGCTTCCAACTTGTCCTTCTTGGCTTTCTCTTTAGCTTCCAACTTGTCCTTCTTGGCTTTCTCTTTGGCTTCCAACTTGTCCTTCTGGGTTTTCTCTTTAGCTTCCAACTTGTCCTTCTTGGCTTTCTCTTTTGCCTCCAACTTGTCCTTCTGGGCTTTCTCTCTATTTTCGCGATTTATTTTACGATATTTGTTACCAAGAAATTGTAAAATAACGGTAAAATCGTGTAATATTTTGTCAAGTTTGTTTCTCTTTTCTTTTATTAAATTGTATTTTGTATAATAGTTAGAGTGACATTTGTCTTGAATTCCAAGACGACTAAACAGACGAATTAATTTTGTGAATTGATTAATCGGTATATTATCTGTTAGAGTCTCGTGACCTTCTATAGGAACATATTGCATTGTGTACTCTTGAAACATGTATGTTTTAAATACATATTGTGGTAACGTTGCCGTGTAATGGTTATGATGTGTAAACGCATTTATAGAGTAACCATAGTAAATGGAATCAAGGTTTATCTTAATAAATTGTTGTAAGGAAGAAGGGAAGTCACAATGATTAAATAAATGCTTTGAATTTTTACCAGAGTGACCTATTCCAAAACGACTAGTTTTCCCATCAAAATTATACAACTTTTTGTAAAGAGCATTAACAAAGAGTTTGACGAGTGTGGGTTGAGGTAATTCTTTGAGATGATATTCTAAAAATGAATCAGAATTTAAACGACTGAAGGTAGTGTATATTTTATTTTTATCAACGAACTTACCGATATATCTTCTCATGTCCGTAGGACATTTATTTTGAACGGTTTTGAAATTATTGAAATCCATCTTGATGATGTCTGTAGTTGCTTCCAAATATATGTGAAAAAGGTTTTCAATTTTCAAGGAGCGTAAAATAGAAGGGATTTATTTTTCATATTTTCTAACAATATACAAATATGAAAAATATCTTATTACTGACAGCTGTAGTTGTAGTATTTACAATAACAGTATTATTAGTAGTTTGTATAATGCATTGTGGTATAAGAATACTAACAAAACCGGAAATAGTAGATGAACGTAAGAATGAAGAGTCAAATAAAATAATATTGTTTAGTTGATTTACAATTTGTAACGTTTATAAATCTCAAGAGCAACTAAACCACCAAAAATCTGTGCTAGGGTATAAGATACGATTTCATTAGTAGGGAATTTATCAGCAGCTGCCATCATAATGGTAACAGCAGGATTAAAATGTCCTCCGGAAATAGGTCCAACCATAACAATAGCGAGTGCTAATGCAGCACCAATAGCAATGGGATTACCAGTAGCTAAAATAACATAAACGAAGAATACAGTTCCAAAGAATTCAGCTAAATAATTATACATTAGTTTTCTTATAGTTTATGTAAGGAAAAAAACTATAAGAAATGGTTAAATTTTATTTTTGGGAATATAACCAGGGCGTGTTCGTCGTAACGCATTATAAATTTTTTGAATATATTTCGTAAAAATCGCAAACATATCATATACTATGATGCGATTAATATGCTCCTTTTTTGGGCGGAGCAACAGCACCACCGGAACGTACACGACGAATAGCACTATTTCTAAAGTTGACATCATTCGGTGTAGTGAATGCTAATTGGTTATTATTCGTGTTAATAGTGCCCTTTCCAACAGCACCAAGACGTCTTCTTCTGGCAACATCTGATGCGTCTCTAGATTCACCCATCCATTTATTTTCTTTAGGTATGACTTGAGGAATGCGTTGAATAAATTCTTTGCGTTCAACTTGGAAACTACTATCATTATTACTTGTACTATCTTTCAATGGCATAGCCTTATCAGCAGTAAGAATGCCATTATTAATATTTTGAATGCTTTTCATTTTGTACATACTTATGTCTATATATACATATTCATAGACATAAATGTAGGCAAATTACATCATTGACTTATAGTTTATTATCATTATAGTTTCTGTTAACAGCTTGGTGTTTTTTGAAACGAATATAGTCAGAAGAATCAGAAACAAATTTGGTATTGGTAGATGAAGCAGGAACATTAGTAGAATCACAAGTGAAGGTCATTTGTTTTGGTCCTCCACAAGAGTAATTTTGTCTTCCTAAGAAATCACCTAAATTATTGACAGCACGAAATGGAGTAGTAACTCTTTTTTGACCCTCAACTTCCCCAGTAGCATAGGGAGTATTCCATGATGATCGAACAATTTTTTTAGTCATAGCACTTTCACTATCTCTTTTTGAAGTAACGCTTTGTTTTCCCGAATATCCATTATATGGTCCTCCTAATGTAGACATTATTGTTATTATAATATAGCAAAATATTTTGTTCTGAAAATAACAAGCAATTATCTCCTAAACTGAAATAAAGATTCTAATTATAAATGTATAATGAGTGATACAGAAGAGGTTACAAATATAGATGAGAATGAGAATGAGTCAGAATCAATAAGTAGTCGTTATGTAAATGATATAACATTATCTTATTTTATGAATAAATCTCAAAGAAATAAATATGTATCAAAAACAAACCCCGAACAGCATAAAAAAGAACAAAAATATCAATCTTCATTGCGAAAGTATAAACACAAAATATTAGATTTAACAAAAACTCTATTAAATGAGCCTAATAAGGAAATAACAACAGATGTAAATGAAATATTTCGTGATTATACGGAAACAATAATAAGATATTTGAAGATGAAAGAAATAGAGGAGAAAGAGCATTATAAGAGTTCAGATGAAGATATATTATTTGGAAATATGGATGATAGTAGTTCAGAAGAGGAAGAAAAAGTTGAAATTTCGAATGAAATGACATCGTTCTGGGGTAATCGTATAATCAAAAAATAATGAATCATAATAACATAAAAAAATGACTAAATATATCTATTATGAGTGAAAAGATAGTGAAATTACTTTACCGGCATAAATTGAGAATAGCAACAAATTTGGGATATACATATGGCAGTAAAATAACACCAAGTAGTAAACGTGTATTACATAATTTGGATTTACATAAAATATGGAGACTGAATAGGCGGCATAAATTAGGACATTGTATAGCAAGTAATGTAATACATCAATACAAATCAAATATGTATGAAGAAGATGATAAAGAAATAGATACTATGGTAACAGATGGATTTTTTATGTTAAGTCGTGTAAATGAAATTCAAGATATAGTAAAAAAATACACCGACCGAAAAGAAAAATGAGACAAACTAATTTGAAAATATAATAAAAAGATATAAATATTTTTTATTATATATAGTATCGTAATGGATAATGAAGAAAAAATAAAAGAAATATTAGAAGAGAACGCTAAACTAAAAGAGGAATTACAAGCAACCAAAGAGCATCTCAAAAAATATACAGCACCTTCCTATAAAAAGGAATATTATGAAAATAATAAAGATACTATAAAAGAAAGAAATAATAAATATAAACAGAATTATAAACCTACACCAGAACAAAAAAAGCAGTGGGCGAGAACAGCGTATTTAAAAAAAAAGGAAAAACTAAAAAATGAAATGGAAGAAAAACAAAACAACCAGAATATTTAGGAATATATAGATATATTAAGAAAACTATATAAAAATTAAAATATTTAGTAAGTATATAGAATGGGGAAAAAGAAGAAGAAGGATACTTTCCAAGAGTTCCGTTCCACAGATAAATCTGCTTACACTACCATCAAAACCACACTCAAATCTGTATTACATAACTACAAAGAAGTGCAACCAGTCATTACTAATTTGGTTTTTGAAATGAATGACTTGATGATACACTCTTACCAATTTATCAGATTGTATGTGTTGAAATGTTATAACGACAATCAACCTTTACCTGAAATAAATGAGAAGTTCATTCTGTATTGTATCAAGACATTAGGAGAAAAAATGAATAGTGGAAGAAAAGAAAAGGATACATCTATGTTAGACACGATACAAGAGTTTTATGATAAGGAATACCAACATTTACTCAATCATAAAAAGACACCATTAAAAAACAAATCCAATATGCTACCCTATTTAGCAACACAACTCCATACTTCCTTATCTAACAATACACAAGAACACTTTATTCAACATTTTCTTCGGTTTATCAATAAAACCACCACGAACATAACAGAAGATAAAGCAGTTTTATTCAAGTTCAAGAAACTTGTGTTAGAATGTAATGAAGAAACCGACACGATATTTGATGAGTGGAAAACCACTCATTTACATAATATCCTTCCTGAAAATATCAAAAAGTCGGTTCATTATGATGTGAAGGTTAGTCCATTTGATTATTTGAAAGGTATGTTGTATATGAATGCTGTATTAGAAAAGGAAGACCACAAACTATTCCAACCTTTACCGCTACGCAATAACATTATTCCCAAGCATATCATTTTAGATACTGCGTGTATCGTCAATCTTTTCTCATTAGAAGGAAAAACGAAAACAGAATTATTCAAAGCAATCAAGGAAAATCAATACGATGTATGGAATAATCTTTTGAACTTACAACATAAAACATTCAAAAGCAAACATTATCAATTTCATTACCAATTACAAACAGATGGAATTAGTTGTTCTTTGTTATTTATTCGTAAGGATTTGAAAGATAAGAAATGGGGGTCAAGAGTTCCTACTTTACAAGAACAAGATTTTCATAATATAGAAGATTTATCCATAGAACAACTGGATACTTTGAAAGATAGGAATATTGTTGGTTGCGACCCTGGAAAACATAGTTTAGTGTATATGATGGATAGTAATAGTAAGAAACTTCAATATACGGCATCACAAAGGAAGATAGAAAGTTATGGGAAGCGTAATGAAAGGATATTATTACAAGAAAAGAAACGGAATAATATCACAGAAAAAGAAACTCATTTATCCAGTAAAAATAGCAAATCGGTTGATTACGAAAAGTTCAAGGTGTTTCTTGTTGAAAAGGATAAACTGAATAAAGAAACAACCGAGTTTTACAAGCGTGATGTTTGGAGGAAAATGAAGTTTAGGCAATATAGTTATGGTAAGAAATCCATAGATACATTCCTTAATAAAATCAAGGAAACTTTTGGTGAAAATATCCTAATTGGTTATGGAAATTGGAGTAGAAGCACCCAAATGAAACATATAATGCCTACAATGAATAAAGGGTTAAGGAAACTAATCCACAAGAAGTATGATACAATTACCATCAATGAATATTATACATCTCAAAAATGTTGTGAATGTTATAATGATTTGAAACATTGTAAGGATAAAAAAGGAAAGGAAATATACAGATTATTCCAATGTTCTAACTGCGTGAGTTCCAAAAACAAAAATATCGTATTTAGAACAAGGGATAAGAACTCTGCTATTTCCATAATGAAACTAACGAAGGAATGGATAGAAACCCAAACCAGACCAAGCGAGTTTCAACGACAAGCGTCTTTCACCTGTGGAACATTATTAGCAGGGTTAAGTAAGACGATCGGCAATGAAAAGGTTGCCTATTGATTTTACACCACTTTAATTTTTAATGGGATTTTGTCTCATTTTTCTTTTCGGTCGGTGTAATATTGTGTAATATATTATCGTATGATACAATATATACGAAATGACATTAAAGACATATCAAACAAGTAAAAATAAATCAACAAGAAAAAATTTACCAAAACATAAAAAATTAAATTGTAATCCAGGTGTAAAAAATGTGGTAAGAGGGAGTTGCTTTCCAGTAGAAATATTAGAATTACTAAAGAAATCATATAATGAAAATAATAAGGATAATGAAATAGTAAGTGATAAACCAAGAAGTATATGGAAAGATTTAAAGGATAGATTGAGAACTTGTAAAAAAGAGGATTGTTGGTTAAATGTATTAAAAGACCAGCATATTCGTGAAAAAATCGAAAGATATTTATTTATACAACGTCCATTACAACCAGATGAATGGAGAACAAATCCAAATACGTGGTTGAGTAATTTTAATATAGATGATGTATTAGGACAATATGAACTATCTTACCCCCATTTTAAAGCAATACAAACAGCAACGATTGACTTCGATGAAATATGTTACGTAAAGGATTTATGTAAATTGAGAAATAAAGAAGAATTAGAAGAATATTTGAAAATGGGTAAAACAAAAATAGGAGTAGTATTTAATTTAGACAAGTTCTCGGAAGATGGTTCACATTGGGTATCCTTATTTATAGATTTACAAGATAATTTCGTATTTTATTTTGATAGCAATGGTGATAAAATACCATCCGAAATAAAGAAATTAGTGGAGAACATAAAGAAATATGCGAAGGAGCTGGAAGAACCAATAGAATTAGTAGAATATAATAACTATAAAGTAGAACATCAAAAAGAGGATAGTGAATGTGGTATGTATTCTCTATTTTTTATAATAACAATGTTAACGGGTAAATTGAATAATGTGCCATTTAAATCATTAGATAGTAAAATAAAATTGTTTAGAGAACCAACTATACCAGATAAATATGTGAATGATTTTCGTAAAATATATTTTAATGACTAACAAAATCTCAAGATAATATAAATTATGAGCGAACAAAATCCAAATGATGTAATATTAACAACCAAAGTATATCCTATGAATTATAAAAATCGTAAAGGATTTCGTGTAGGGAATATGAAAATAAGTTTTGATACAAAAAATGCGCCATTTACAAGTGCCGACCAAATCGACCATTATTTGGGTGAGCTATTTTCATATATAAAATGGGCGAGTACTAAGAAAAATCCACGTGATGAAACTGTAGAAGATCAAAAGAAAACTATTCACGATTTCTTAAAATCAAAAAAAATAGAGCATGTTTTTTCACCAAAGGTAATAGTAGATGAAGAAAAAATAGAAGGTGGTAAAAAAAAGAAGAAAATATCAACAAAAAAGAAAAGAGCAAAAAATAATAAAACACGTCGAAATAAAGATAAAGAAAAGAAATGATTATATAAATATTAGAAAATCTTTGTATAATGGCATTATTCGTTCATCCAGAAAATCAGAAAATTCTATGGAATATAATAAATGGAAATCCGTTTATAATACGTTATTTTGAATCTCAACCACAACAAGCAAAGGAAATGTGGTTTAAACAATCAATAGAGGATTTTTATTCAAAAATTCAAGGGAAAGAAGTAAATCCTCAAGAATTAAACAATATTAATAAAGAAGCACTTACGTCAATGATCCAAAGCGTTCATTTACACAATCCTCAATTTTCAGCACATAATTCGAGTATACCATATCAACAACAACCAGAACCACAAAATACAATGACACATCACGCTATTAATACTCCACCGGTAGTTAAAGACAACAGGGAAGAAATATTTAATACACAATTTCAAATGCGTCAAAATGAATATGATAGTATGCTACAAAAGAAGGTCCCTACTGAAATTGATTTTCGTGAAAAACAGACAGATGAAAACAATCAAAACATAAACGAACTTTTAGAAAGAGAACAAAGGGAACGAGAAAAGTTGATGAATTCTTTACAACATAGTAATAAAATACAAATTGATGACAAACCAAATAATATAAAATTGGAACCAGTAGATTTAGAAGAACCAAAAGAAGATTTAGAAGAACCAAAGAGTAAGAAATCAGTATCATGGAATAATGATGATAAAAAAGATGATGTAAAGGAACTATTAGAAGTTCAAAAATCGGAAATGTATTCAATGCGTTTACACATAATTGATTTGACAAAGCAAATAGAAGAAATGAATAAACGTATATCCGAATTGGAAAACAATAAAAAACAATCACATCAACAATTTGATGAAAAACAACCTCACAATGTCACAAAATATTCGAATTTAGAAGAAAAACCTGATGAAAAAAAAGAAAATAATGAAGTATTAGTAGAAGATGTAACAGATAGTGAGTAAATTAAAATATTCACTATATATATATTTAGAATGACTGTTGGTTCAAGAGCTCAAGTATTCCACGGAAACGCCGATAAGACTACCGGTGGATTAGAAAAGAAGGATTTAATGAAAAACAAGCACGGACGCATTGTCTCTGTTCGTAAGCACAAAACCGCCAAGAAGGACAACCGTCTTAAGAAGGCTGGTTACCACACCAAGAAGGGTGAGTTTGGTTCTTTCAAGAAGGAGGCTAACAAGACACGCAAAAACAAGTCTCGTAAGCAGAAGAAATAAATAATTAGTTACATATGATATTTTAGATATCATATGAAATGGTATAAAGTAAAGTTAGTAATACATCAATATATGGAATTGTTTAAAAACACGTTATTCATAAATTTAGAACATCGAAAGGACAGACTAGAACATGCTATTGAAGAATTTAAAAAGATGGATATAAAAGCAGAAAGGGTAGATGCTATTAAAAAGGATATTGGTGCAATTGGATGTACTATGAGTCATATTAAGTGTATAGAATTAGCAAAAAAAAGAGACTATGACTATGTATTTATATGTGAAGATGATATCCATTTTAAAGATCCAGAATTATTGAAGACAAACCTTAAAAGATTTAATAACAATAAAAAAATAAATTGGGATGTTTTGTTAGTTGGTGGAAATAATGCGCGTCCTTATATGGAAGTAGAAGAATACTGTTCTCGTGTGTTTTATTGTCGCACAACAACCGGTTATGTAGTAAAGAAGCACATGTATGATATATTATTGGAAAATTTTAAAGAAAGCGTTTCAATATTAGAAAAGGATTCATCGAAAGAAAATCTAAAAAAGTATGCTGTTGATATGTATTGGCATAAGTTACAAATTCAGAACTTTTGGTATATGATAGCACCACCTACAGTAACCCAGTATACCAGTTATAGTGATATAGAAAATACAACACGTGATACCGAAAATTTATTATTAGATATGAAAAAGGAATGGTGCATGCCTCAACATCTTGTCAATACTTAATTCGTAAGAAATTTGACAATACAGCTTTATTTTTTTCCTCATATTCCATATTTTTTAAATTGGAAGAGTATTCCTTTTTCATCATTTTTTCTCTATATAATTGGTCTTGTTGTGATAACATAAGTTCCGATTGTTGTTTAGACATAGGGTCTGTTGATTGATTTCCACGTTCTCGCATCATATGGTCTACAGATGCATATTTTTTTACTTTACTATAGTCACGTTCACTAACAGAAAAAATAGTTTCATCTTTATGCACTTTTCGTAAATCATCAAATTTCAATTTACTAAAAGGATCACTAACAACATATGAATCATCTTCATCAATATCATCATAATAATTATTACTGGATGATTGATTGGATATTAAATTGGAAACACCTTTGTATTTAACCAACCCAGATTGTTGGTCTTTAATACTATTAAAAACCTGTCCCATATTACTGGAATTCACTTTTACATCGGTTTTATAAGAAGGTTCATCACTTTTAAACCATTCATTTTTACTGTCATCTATTTGTTTAACCATATTTTTTTCAAATAATTCATTAAATTTATCTTGGAATTGCCTTTGTGACATATCATTGATAATAGAAGAAACCTTTTTATTGGTAGTAGAATTGTCTTCTTGGTGAGCGTTAGGCGTATAAGCTAGATTTTGTGGATTAATTTCTTGGTTTTGTTTATTTTGATTTTTATAGAAATTGACAATTATATCAAATGCTTTTTTATAAAAGAGGAAATATTTAGAATCTAATTTTGACTTATCTGGGTGTGTCATAAGAACAACTTTCTTGGCACGTTTTAAATCATCAACAGATATATTGTATGTTAAATTAAATAATCCCAATATATCTTCAAGTGAATACATATGAATATTCAAATTATGGTCTTTTAATGACATAGGTTAATATATTATATGAATTATAATGTTTCATTAAATTTTACGAAAAAAGAATAAAGATAATCTGTGTATTATTCATATAATATGCCATTGCCTATTATTACAACAATAGAAAGTCGTGCACGTTACCTTGAATTGATTAATCAAAATCCAGGTTTATTTATTGTTAAATTTGGTGCGGAATGGTGTGCCCCTTGTAAAAAAATAGAAGATGACGTAAAAGAAAAGTTTGAAAAGATGCCTGATAACGTTCAATGCGCTATAATAGATATAGATGACAATTTTGATGTATATGCTTTTCTAAAAACAAAGAAAATGTTTCAAGGTATTCCAGCAATATTGTGTTATCAAAAAGAAAATGATAGTTATGTTCCGGATGAAATACATAATAACTCAAACAAGGAAGAATTGAAACAGTTTTTTGAACGTTGTGAAGAGTTACTTTGATATGAGTATTTTTCTATTGGAATGTAAATTATCAAAAATAGACGTTAATTGGTCTTGATTATCAATGTCGGTAATGTCATATATATGTTTCCAAAAATGAATAGATTTAATATCTTTTGAAATCAGTTTATAATTATCATTTTTATTTATTTTATCTAGAGTATCTTGTAGCATATTGATTTGCGTATAAGCACCTCTATACATCATATAATATTTGTATTTATAGATAAAATTATATAAATACTGATTGTAACCAAACCATTCATAAAAACAATCTACATAATCATTATTATCAGGTTTTTTTAATATCGAATAAATAATATTAGGTATTATTTTAGATGCGTGAAACTCCGCTGGGTTTGGATTGTTTTTAAATTTAATATAATTACAAATAATAAGATTGTTGGGTGAAATATAATTATCATCGCATATTTTTAAAATATAGGGTATAAATTTTTCAAGGAATAAAGTATTACAATTTGTATTACATAAGATAATATGATTGTTATCATCATTATTTGTTATGTTTTTTCGACACATATCAAATTCAATTTGTGAAAATAAATCAAGAACTATAATCAGACTGTGTGTATCTTTAGATATAAGATGGATAGGTACGATATGATAATTGCTGTTATTATTATGTTCGAAGAAATTAGATATATTAGTAAGGAATTTTCCACCTATAGAAATATAAATATCTTTAATATTAAAGCTATTTGTAATATTTTTAATAGCATTTCTTAATTTATGGACTTCGACAGTCTCTATGTTATAAAGTATAGTCATACTACTAAAATGACTATATTTTATTTACGATTACGTGTTTTGTTATTTTTATTTTTCTTATTTTTTGTTTTGTTTTTCTTCAATTTTCCTCCATTCGATGATGAAAACGTATTTATAGGTTGGGCTACAGGTGGTTCCATAGTATTAGACGGTTCAACGGGTTCTTCTTGTTCTTGAGGCTCTTCATATACTTCTGCTTCTTCAAAAACCTCTTGTTCTTGAGGTTCTTCATAAACTTCAGTTTCTTCATTAGAGCCAAAATCTGGTAGCATATCTATAGCAGAAGATTCATCATTATCATTTTTATCACCCATATCCATAGAAGTTACATATGCTAAAACAGATGCGGTTACAGTGGCATAAAAATAATGTATCCAAGAAAGTGTATCTTTATTCATTTAAGTTATATAATTAATATATTTTAATATTCCTAAATAGAATTATGATGACTAAACCATTGATTTTGCTTTGACAAACTTGTCCGTCCAACTCTTCTTAACATTTGTAGAAATTTTCACTTTCATATGTCGTTCACATTGTTCTGGACTTTCGTAAAAGAGTAAATAAGTCCCCTCGCCAATATATCCACAAGTATCTTTCACCTTAAAGAAGAGGTCTTCGTGCCAAGAACCGATTCTATATTGGGAATATCGAATACCAGTGATAGCATCACGAATCATCGTTCCAGGAACAAATGAGGTAGAATATACTTCGGTCTTAATTTTCATACCATCCTGTCGGCGTGTTACTTTATGATAACCTGTGTCCTTTACTTTACTTTCATCGGCGTTATTGTTTCTTTTGTTTCGACGCTTCTTAGTGGGTATTTGTTCGAAAGATTCTTCGTCACTAGAATTGGTTACTATGGAATAATTATCCATTGCGTCAGCCATGTAATTACGTTGTTCGTCGTTTAGAGATTGAATTGAATGATTGTCGTATTCAGACATTTAGAAAAGAGTGTAAACAATACTAATAATAATGAGTTATTATAATGTATATATGAGATACATCTTTATATGATTTTATAAGTTTATTTATCGTCATAAAATATAATAATAAGTTATATAGATGATTTCAGATAAGCGTGAAATAAATAAATACATAAATAATAAATTCATGCAGAAAATACAGCCAACCACTGTAAATTATGAAATAGAAAAGCCAGATATATATAGTGAGTTGAAGAGTAGTTTAAATTCTACAAATGAAATTATAAATGAAATAGATGAACCAACTGGATATAAATATATAGACGATGAACCCTTACATAAAATAATAGAAACAACACCAAAGACAGAGTTCCATTATGTTTTGTATAACATAGTAGATGACTTAGAAAACCCATTTATTAAGATGTTAATGTGTTATGAAGATAATATGATGAAGTTCTCGAATGAAATGATAAATAATGTAGATAGTGATGATATAGAAAGTGAAAGTAGTGATGATGAAGATATTGATGAAAAGATAATACCATTTGTAGATGAAAGCGACGAAGATACAGTGGATAATACTGGAAATATGATTGAAATAAACGATGAGACCTATTTATTAGAACAATGTTCTCAATACTTAGAAAAAAATTTCGGAATAACATATGAAAATTCAGAAGAATTTTACAAAGGATACGTTCAAGTTGGTGATAGATTGTATGTATTTATCAATGTCTCTATAATTGATATTATAATACCCGAAGATAGTGGATATTCTTGGGTAATTATGGATGAAATAACACATAAGAAATACCATAATAATACACCAATATGCAGCACAATAGTTGAAATGTTCTCGACAAATCCAATAATAAAGTATATATATGATGAAAAAGATGAAATGATAGAATTGCCTTCTTGTGTTTATGCATGTAAATTTGAAAATGAAACATATTCTAATATTATAGCAACAACTACTGATAATATTTCATTAATATCTGATAAAATACAGGACAAAAGGTTCGGAAATGTGTCAATGTTCTCGAATGACCTAATTATAAATGATGAAAATAAATATGAAAGATATTGTTTATTTACAGAAGATGCCATTTATGTGTTACATTCTGATTTTACAAAAGAGGATATAGAAATGATAGAGGATAAGTCTTGTATTCGGTTTCCTTACCAAGATAAGGAATTCTGGGCGGTAAAAAACAGTAATCTGTGTACGAAAATCTAATTTAAGTTATGTTTGTTAAATTAGATTTATTGCATATATCCTTTTAAGAATTTATCGAGAACAATCTCATTTACTTGTCCTTTGAAATTATTAAGAATATCTTCTTCCATCGGTTTTCTAGCATATACTTCTTCATACCCATTAATATACTGAATAATCTTTTCAACGTGTAAATTGTATTCAATCTCTTCTTCCCGTAATTTTCTTGCGGTTTCTTCAATTTCTTGCATTTTTGTTATTTCTTCTATTTTCTGAATTTCGGCAATTTTACTTAGTTCTTGTTCTCTCTCTGCTAATATGCGTTGTTGTTCTAATATAAAGTTATCTCTTTCTCTAACAGCGTTAGCAGCAGCATCATCAATATCAGCATTCAAATATATTTCTTCATACCATCTATTTCTGGTTTCTTCCGCACTAATAATAGTGTCACATATATCAGGTTTCTTTAATTTATCAAAACCAGGTTTATGTTTGAATTTATGTTTGAACTCTTTTACTATTATATCATCAATTGTTGGACTGGTTTCCATTAAACGATCAAATTCTTGCCGACAAGCCTTTATAAAATGACCGGCTTTATCACGTTCTTCCGGCTTTTTTGCCAATTCAATTCGTATATTTCGAGAAAATTTATCCCAAGATATGGCTGAAACACGATGAGCTTCGTTTTTTTCAGATATTTTTAAATATTGTTGAATTGTAGTTAAAATACCAACAAAAATATTAATAGTACCAATCATTGCAGGTGCGTATTCTTTTATATCATCAGGTAAAGTGCTTTGTGCGAAAGAAGCTGTGCCAGTAATAGTAGATAATATAATAGCAGGTATAGTGAACCAAGCGTGCATACTAGACAATTTAGTATGAGACCTAAAATTCAACCACTTATAGCACTGTGCTACATCACACCATTCAACCAATATCGTTTCATTATCTGGAGACCATACGACCTTGTCATCTTTAGAATTACCCGATATAGGTGTTACGCTACGTTTTTCGTCATTTGTATCTAAATTCTTATCTTTTGATGATTCTCCTGTATCCATAATAGTATATTATATACATATGTAATATTCTATTTACAATTTTTACACATACTTTACAAAAATAATTATTCAATATTATTGTTAGAGATGTCTATTTTTGTACTTTCAGTATCATCCAAAGTTAGTGTAATGTTATCAGTATTTGTATCATTTTTTTCATCAGGTTTTTCAGATGTATCAATATGATTAGATTCATTCGTATCTAAATCCGGACATTCTAGAGTAGTAGAAACTTCTAGAGGAGTAGGTTCGTACTCAAATTTGCGGAAAGGTTCGGTATCTTCTACATCATCAACCGAGTATGTATGATTACCATTCACGTTTTCTTCAATTTCTTCATCAAAACCTTTGAGACGCCCCAATAAGTTTTTTAAATGTTTGCTTTGTGATATATGAAAAAATGATAAATAATTAACATATAAAGCAATTTGCTGTTTTAAAACAGTATTCTCATGTTCTAATGTGTTTAATAAATTGGAAATAGAGAACCCGATGCGTGTTTTTTTATTATAATTTATAATTTTATCTTCATTTGCTTGGTAACATTCATATAAAAAGTTAATATGTTTCATAATATCATTATGAATATTCTTGATATCATCTAAATTATATTCTTGAAACGGTTCTAAATCTTTATAGACTGGAAATGTGCGAAATTCTATTTTTTCAGCATTTAGATCTTCTTTGTTATCTTTGATATAGGTAGTAATTAATGTAAAAAGTTTATAGTAATCACAATACATTCGATTATTTAACAATATATGGAATTTATTCATATTTTCCAATTCAACTGAGAACAATTTAAATTGGAAAAAAAATGAATCGAGACTAAATAATAAAACCTTCTTAGTAGTATTCTTTGAAAGTTCAGCATATATAGACTTTAATTGTGATATTTTTTTACTAATAGTATCCTTGGTCTTGGTTACATCATTTCGTAACAATAATATATTTTGAAATGTTGATTTTAGTTTTTCCAAATTATGTGATAAATTTCCAGACATGTATATACTCTTTACATAAAAAAAGTTTCATAATTAGTTACGTTATAAATAAGGTTCTTATAATAAAATATTTGGTCTAGTGTTTAAGAAGTCGAAACGATTTTCCCACATATTATATGGTTTAATTAACTCATACTTTTTTGGTATTGTGGTGTTAATTTCTTCACTGCGTAATGTAGAATGTCTGTAAAAAGGAACAGAGGGTTGTTGCTTATGGCTAATTCTTTCTTTCTTATCCAAATGGTTTTTAATTTCCCAATATTGTCCTGCCTCCTCATTATATAATAATCGAATCATACCATACTTGATAATACTATTTTTAAAATTATTAGCAAGTATGTTAGAGTATAATCCAATTGTCATAAAGGCGTAATAGTAAGAGTAGTTATTTTCATTTACTTTAAAGTGTAAATCTAAACTGGTAACATTACCTATATCCATACGTTTAAAAGTATCTATGATTTCAGTTTTAGTAACTGAACCAAGAATACGTGGAATATAAACTTCAATGTTCGTCATTGTTATTTCTAATTTGTAATAATATTAGAAACATTTAGTTTTTCAATTTTGTGTAAAAATGAATAAAATTGAATAAAAAGATTGTGTATAGTATATATTAAGAAGGATAATATGGATAATAATAAAATTCCTACAATAGTAATACCATCAATGGATAACCATATAGAAAAACCTGTTTTACGACGACAACGCGCAATATGCCCGCCTGGTTTGTCACCTCCGCCTTTACGGAGACAGAGCACAACAATGTATCTAACAACACCAGAACCCATTTTACGTCGTCAAAATTCAAAAGAATTGTCTTTTGATTATTCTGAAATATTATCTGAAAATGAGAAAAAATAATTTATATAAAAAAGAAGTTAAACAATATATAAGCATATTTAATAATAGATATGGATAATTCTATAGAAATACCAACAAATTTCATTACAGTTATAAGTGATTTTACAAATGATTTGACTACAACATTTCCTGAATATAGTGATAATTGGAAACATTTTTCTATTTCAATGAACGAACAAACAACAATGGACTTGTATAAGCATTGTATGAAAGTATATCCTGAGCGTTTTTTTGATATTTTATATCAAAGTGACAGTATTTTTTCACAAGAGAGTGATGCCAATGTATATTTCTTACCAAATGTAGATTTTAAGGTATTATATAATTCCGAAGGTGTAACAGAAAATATTCGTAAAACAATTTGGAAATATTTGCAGTTGATTCTTTTTACAGTAGTAGGAAGTGTAAAGGATAAGACAACGTTCGGTGAATCTATGGATATGTTTCAAGGAATTGATGAAAATGAACTACAAGAAAAACTAACAGAAACAATGTCAGGATTGACAGATTTTTTCAAAAATATGGAATCAACCGAGAAAAGTGAAGGAGAACAATCGGAAACTGAAGGTTCTTCGCGACCAAGTGGATTCAATATGGAAGGAATGCCTAACTTTGAAAATATGCAGGAACATTTACAAGGATTGTTTAATGGTAAAATTGGTTCACTTGCAAAGGAAATGGCTGAAGAAATATCTGGAGATTTTACAGATTTATTAGGAGATAATCCAGATGATGCCGACCCTCAAGATGTTATGAAAAAGTTAATGAAGAATCCAACCAAAATAATGGGATTGATGAAAAAGGTAACAAGCAAATTGGACGCAAAAATGAAAAGTGGTGAAATTTCTCGTGATGAAATTATGAAAGAGGCAGGAGATCTTCTTGGAAAAATGAAACAATCTGCTGGCGGTGCCGATATGACAGAGATGTTTACAAAGATGGCTAAGAGTATGGGTGGTTTGGGTAAAAATATGAAGATAGATAAAAACGCAATCGACCGTATGGTAAAATCGAGTCAAGTGAAAGAAAATATAACCAAGAATCAAGAAAATAAAAAAGAAAAAGAAGTGGAGAGAATGAAATTAATGGCTGAAGATCAGCGTAAACGAGCAGAAGAGCAGGAGAAGTTGATAGCAAAATATTCATTGGAACAAAAAGAAGGTAACAATATGGTATTTAAGTTTGATGGAGAAACACCACAAGAAAGAACATATATACATCCAGCCATATTAAAGGAATTAGGAATAGAAGACGAAGAACCAGAAACAAAAGCAACAAAACCTAAAAAGAAAAAGAAGAAAACCAAGAAATAAAAAGTAGTAGAAATTTTTTATATGTCTATATTTTAATTTAATGGGATTATTTAACTATATTAAATTAAATATCTTTTTGATAAGTTTAGCATTAGGACTATTTGCTGTTTATATAACAATGCCCGATACACGTAAAATCTACGTATATCCTACACCAGAGAATGTAGGTGTATTGCAATATAAAGATAAAGCGGATAACTGTTTTCAGTTTAAACAAGAAGAAGTAGAATGTCCTACAAATGAAAGTGAAATCGCAAAAATACCAGTGCAATCATAGTATATTTTACATAACATTCGTATGTAAAATATACAAAAAATATATTATTATCAATTGTCAATAAGTGTATCGTGGTTTATCCGTAATATTTGTAAAAAAGAATCAAGAAGAACAAGTATAAATTATGTAACATTTATTTTTATTGTTATATTGTATATTATGAATCTACAACGTTTATTACATACAGAAACTGGAAAAACACTTATATCAATATTATTAGGTTTAGGATTAGCAACTTTATTTAGAAGAGCTTGTACTGAAAGAAATTGTTTAAATTTTAATGGTCCAGTAATAAGCGAAATAGAAGGAAAAATATTTAAACACGATGACAAATGCTATAAATATACATCATCTAGTAGTAAATGTGACAATACAAAAAAAATAGTAAATATGTCATCCAATACAGAACAATAAAATATATTTAGTATCATTCGTAAAACTATACAATCTTAGTTATATAATATTGTATAGTAATGGAAAATACAATAACACGGATAGCGGATTTACCTAATTCAATGAACAATTCGCAACAACAACAACCAAACATTCAAATACAACCGACACATCAAGTGTCAAAGCCTTCTGAATTACCTAATAATTATGTTCCTATAAACGTTCATCCTAATCCATATGGTGTATCCGACCAAAACCCTATAATGTCTCCACCAGAGCAAATAAATAGTCCCCAACAAGAACTGATGAATAATACATCTACTCAACAAGTTCCACAGTATTTAAGCGAAGAACAACGTGAAATGATTATGCCTCGAGAACAACAACGTCTTCCTTCTCGTCATATACAACAAGATACAACACAATACGCACAAGACGAACAAGTTCAGCCGAATTATATACCAAAAGAACAATTTAGTAAGGATTATGTCCGTGAATATGAAGAGTTTACTGATAAAAACATTCAACACCATGAACGAGAACTTGACAGGAATCAGAAAATAGATGATATTTTGACCGATTTACAGGTTCCTATATTCGTAAGTATATTGTATTTTATGTTTCAGCTTCCCATTATAAATGCATATATATTCAAACGTTTTTCGTTTTTATCCATTTATAATGATGATGGTAATTTTAAATTTTATGGTTTGGTTTTTAAAAGTTGGATTTTTGGTAGCATATATTATTTTGTTACCAAAGTTACAAACTTTTTGATTAGTCTATAAATTTGTATCCACTTACATATTCATAAAATTGAAAACTTTTTATGAATATCGCAGATAGCAATTATTAAAGAACCCAATAAACTATTTATTATGATTCCGTTACTCTTCTTATTTGCGTTGATATTGTTACCTTCTCGTGATATTTTCATTTTGATGGTATCATTTATAATATCGATTTTGCTAATGTTGCTGATAACGGATATAGCATATGAATTGACGCATTAAAAATAAAATAAAAATCCCTGCTCTTTTTTGCTGTATTGCTTAAAAACCAAACATTTTAAAAATGCCTTTCGATTTCGTGCTTTCTTTATTCTTTTTGGTTTGTTTTTTGACAGGTTTTTTCTCACCGGGAGCATATTTTAAAAACCACTCTTGATATTCTCTGGAATTTGGTTTTGCTTTTAATTCCTTGAATTTATTTGTTTTTTCAGAACGAATATCTTCTAATGTTTCTTGTTTTCCGTAACATTTATTTGTAAATCTTTTTAAAAGACCTCTTTGATTTAGTTTATTTTTTTCTTGAATTGAGAACAAATACATAGCCATACATAATAATCGAATACAATGTAAATCTTTGTCTAGATAAATAAAAGATAAATATAAACTCATTATGGTATCAATTGTTGCTACTTTAATTTTTCTATTATCAATAGTAATTTCATTATAACTATGACATGCTATTGGTTTATGTATCATAGCAATCGTATCATCCTTACCAACAATAATCTCAATATTTTCTGGCACAACTTCTCCAACCGCATCGTTATTTTTAATTTTAATGTTTTTTATTCCATTGCTTTCTAACTTTTCTTTTAACAATAAGGCTATTTTTTCAGGGTCTTCAGAAAGAATGTCAAAATCGGGTATCTTATGAGATTTACTTTTAAAACTATCATCTATATATTTTGAATATAGTGAGGAAGCATATCCTCCGAAAAATACAAGTCCTTCATCAATAAACAAATCACGTGTCATGAAATATATTTTTTCATTATCCTCCATTTTAGTATCCATTTTTCTTTGAAAATCAATCATATCACAGTTATTTGCGGTTAATGGATAATATTTGTTTAATAAATTCAAACGTTTTAATACTTTTTCCCAACGTGAAATATCACCATCGGGTCTAGATAATTCAAGATACATAGACATTCTAAGATAATTAGGAGGTGTATAGAGAATACCAGATTTTTTAATAGCTTCTTTTTTGATAGAATCAAATAAAGGTTTTACTAACTGTGTAATATCAGCAATAGGTATAAAATTAACAAATACTTTATACGTTCCATAATGCATTCCAGCTTTAGCTTCTACATCATTATATCCTTCTTTATAGTAAATATCTGCCAATTCTTTGGCATCACCAAACGCGGTAGATGAAAAAAAGTCATAATCAGGGATTTCAGCTTCTTTATCGTAAAACTGGGCTTCTTCAGGTAATATATTATTAATAGCAGTTCCACCATAGCATACCAATTTTTTCTTAATAATAAAATCTTCAACTATCTTTATAATTTTCTGTACTTCTTCATTACCAACCACTTTTCTGCCCTTTATTTTTTCATTATCTTTGATAGCTTGACGTAATATAGCCATTTCACAATCATTAAATGTCATTTTATCATCACAAATGCTATTATTAAATTTTTTCTTAACGGTTTTATTTCTTTTATTGTATTTACTCATTAGTATATACAATATAACATATAATTATTTACTGATATGTGTTTTTATTCTTTTTAAGATAATCGATTGTATATGCTAAAGGAATAATACCACCTTTGTTATCATCAAACATCTTTTCATATTTTTCCAAATTTTCATCTTTGGAATAGAATTTATACAATACAAACTGAGAACCATAATTTAAAATAAAATCATCTATATCGGGGTTTTTTGAATTCATATTAATCGAATCTGGTGTAACCAATCTCATATTTTCAGTACTAGTACATAAAGAACATCTGTCTTCGACACGTATATGGTCGTAACTTAAATTCAATAATTCGGTATATTTATGTAAAAATAAATCATCAGAACCACTTTCTAAATTTACAAAATTCTTTAAATCGTAACAATGTTTTTCATCTGATTCACATTCCGATATTTTAATATAATTGCGTGTAATAGTCTTGTCTACGATAATAACAATTTTCCCCATTATTTCACTAAGGGGTGTTTCCTTTGTAATTTTTCCTGAATATAGTTTATCTTTTAATGTAGAATCTATAGATTTTGCTATTAATCGATATAATCGTTTATCGTCATCATTTGATTTTATTCTTAAATGAATAAATAAAGGGTCTTTTACATTAGGTGTAGGCTGAACGAAAGCATTGGTTACAATCATACTAAATACGTTGTCTAATAATAAAGTGTTATCTGTATTAATACTTTCTAAATTTTTATCGTCTGTATAAGTAATCATAGGTGCGTTATCAATTAACATGACTTCAAAATCTAATAATCTTACACCGCGATTTAATAAATGCTTCACCATATCTATATTTACGTGTTTTCCTGTAACAGCACTATTGTATGATGATTTAATTATATAATCCTTTAAAACGTGTTTGTTATATTCTCTTTCTGATATGAAAAAATGTCCTGGAGGTAGTGATACGATTTGTGTTGGTTCATTTCCTTCTGTTAAACTTTCATATTCACTTTCAGGAGTTCCACTGCCAAATCCTTCTATTGTATTACATTTACATTCATTATTCTTACATCGATTATTTGATTGTAAACATTTACGTTGTAATTTATTTATAATACGTGTAATCATATTACGTTTCCATATAAAACGATATATAACATATATTAAAATGCAAAATGTAATAAATAATAAAATACTCTGGATGTTATTCATATTTGATATATATATAAATTATAATATATTATCCAGTAACTAATATAATAGTAATTATATATAAAATTATAATATAATGGCAGGTGGATTACTAAACATAGCCGCTGTAGGACAAGCAAATATATTTTTAACAGGGAATCCTAGCAAAACATTTTTTAAAGTAACGTATTGTAAATATAGTAATTTTGGTCTTCAAAAATTTCGTATTGATTATGATGGTTTAAGAGAGTTAAGATTAACTGAACCTTCTACATTTCGATTTAAAATACCAAGACATGCTGAATTATTGATGGATACATATATAGTTGTTACTTTGCCAGATATATGGAGTCCTATACATCATCCATTACCAACACCAATTATAAGAGAAGAAGGACAAAATATAATACCAGATTTAGTGAATGGAAGTGATACGGGATGTCGTTGGGCTCCATACGATTTTAGATGGATTGAAAATATTGGTGCGTCAAT